GGCTCGCCAGCGCCTCCCAGGTCCGGCCCATCTACCAGCCCGCGCCGGAAGTCTTCGCCCTGACCTCCTCCGGCGGCCTGCGGCTGCGTTCGGACAGCTCCATCACCCTCCGCCCGTCCACCCGTGACCTCGAGGACCTGGCCCTGCTCGGGCTGGCACGCCCGTGACCCTGGACGGCCTCCTCGAATTCTTTGACGCGCCCTCCTCGGTCAGTTTCAAACTGACCCCCCTCGAGGCGCTCGCCTTTTTCAACGCGAAGGGCCTGCGGACCACCTTCGACTGGCGGGACATGCTCGGCGAGGAGCACGTCGCCGCCTTCACCGTGGCGAAGATGATGGACCAGGACCTCCTGGCCGACGTCCACGCCTCCCTGGGTGCGGCAATGGCCGACGGCCGCAGCTTCCAGGCTTGGGCCGACGAGCTCCGGCCCATGCTCCAGGCGAAGGGCTGGTGGGGGCGGGAGGCGGTCATCGACCCCCTCACCGGCCAGACGGTCGTGGCGCAGCTCGGCTCGGCCGGCCGGCTCAAGACGATCTTCCGGACCAACATGCAGACCGCCTACTCGGTCGGCAGCTGGGAACAGATCGCCAGCCAGAAGTCCGTGGCCCCCTACCTCATCTACGACGCCGTCGACGACTGGCGCACCAGGGAATCGCACGCCGCGCTCGACAACAAAGTCCTCCCGGTTGACGATCCGTTCTGGTCCATCTGGTATCCGCCGAACGGCTACAACTGCCGCTGCGGCGTGATCCAGGTGGACGCCGACGAGCTCGCGCAGCTCGGCCTCACCCCCGACGCCTCGCCCTCGATCCCCACCGAGAAGTGGACCAATCCACGCACCGGCAAGGTCGAGAAGGTGCCCGTGGGCCAGGACCCCGGCTTTGCCTACAACGCAGGCAAGGCCCGCCTCGAGCACCTCATGAAGATCGCGGCGGAGAAGATCGCCGCCCTGGCGCAGGCGGAGATGGCCGCGCAGGCGCAGCAGGCCGCCGCCGCCGCCGGCATGAAGGCCACCCAGGAGGCAGCGCAGAAGACCCTCGAGGCCGAGGCCGTCGCCGCGCAGAAGCTCCTGGCGAAGTCCGAGGGCCAGGCCCAGCTCGCCCGGTCGCAGGGGAAGGCCGCCCAGCGCGCCGCTCAATTCCAGATCGACAAGGCAGTGATCGAGAAAACCCCGTACCTCTCGACGGCCATCGCGCAGATCAAAAAGTCGGGCAAGACGTTCGGCTCACCCGCGGAGCTCCTCGAGGCGGCGAAGGCCGCCGCCTCGAAGGCCAAGCAGTCCAACTTTCTCAGCGAGTGGAAAAAGGCCTACATCGCGGACAAAAAGCCCTCGGCCAATGCGCTCGCCGCCTTCGACGCCCTGCCGACCGACGCCCAGCTCGCGCTCAAGCAAGTGCTCGACGCCGACAAGCTCAGCGTCCAGCTCGAGGCGAAGGCCCTCGCCAAGCTCGACGAGATCAAAACGGGCACCGGCATATCGCAGAGCCAGAAAGACGTCCTCGCGAAGCTCGAGGCCGCCCCAGGTTTCGCGATCCTCCCGGCCAGCCAGAAGCTCACCAAGTTCGAGGCCGCCTACGCCGAATTCCAGGCCGCAAAGAACGCAGCCAGCGCCCTCTCGAACTACAAAAAGGCGATCCTGGCGGGCAAGACGCCCTCGGCCGGCCAGACGGCCGCTTTCCAGGCGCTGGACCCGGCAGCCCAGGCCAAGTTCCTCGCGAAGATCGACGCCGAGAAGATCAAGGCCGCCGGCGGCAAGCCCGCCCCGGCTCCGGCGCAGGGCTACATCGCGCCCGCCACCGAGACCGCCGCCAACGCCGACTTCCTCAAAGGCCTCGACGAGTTGAAGGGCCTCGGCGCAATGGGCTCCCAGGAGGCCGCCGACCTGGCCGCCAACTACGCGAAATACCTCGAGCCCGGCGGGCTCTGGGCACAGATGGGGCTGCCGGGTAAGAAGATCGTCCTGAAAGACCTGGCGAAGTGGATCGACAAGGCGGAGAAGGACCTGGTGAACCTGCCGGCGCCCGCCGCGCCGCCGCCGGTCGCGCCCGCGCCCAAGGTCACGCCGGGGCCACTCACCCCCGCACCGACCGCACCGAACCAGACCCCGCTCAACGTCGACAAGCTGACGCAGATCGGCGGGCAGGGCGGCAGCAACCCGGGCGGGCTGTTCGTCGACCAGGACACGGGCGTCCAGTGGTACATCAAATGGCCGGCCGACGAGACCTTCATCCGCAATGAGGCGCTCGCCACAAAGCTCTACGAGCTCGCCGGGGTGGACGTCCCGGAAGTCCGGCTCATCACCTTCAACGGCAAGCCGGCCATTGCCTCGAGGATCATCGACGGGCTCTCGAGCACCACGCCCGCCGCCCTGGCAAAGACCGCCGGCGTGCTCGACAACTTCGCCGTCGACGCCTGGCTCGCGAATTGGGACACCGTCGGCCTCAAGTTCGACAACATGCTGGTCAAGGGCGGCAAGGCGTACCGCATCGACGCAGGCGGCTCGCTGCTCTACCGCGCACAAGGCGGCGCGAAGGGTGCAGCGTTCGGCGACCTGGTCGAGGAGATCGACTCACTGCGCAACCCGAAGACCAACCCGCAGGCGGCCAAGGTCTTCGGCAAGATCGCCCCGCAGCAGCTCGAGGCCGGCGTCGCGAAGGTCCTCGCCATCACGGACGACCAGATCCGCGCCGTGGTCAACGCCTACGCGCCCGCGGCCGAGCGCCAGGCCCTCATCAAGCGGCTCATCGCCCGCCGCCAGGACCTCGCCAAGCGCTACCCGCACCTCACCGCGCAGCAGTCCGTCGCAAAGGCGGAGGCCGTGGCCTTCGCCCAGGAGGAGGCCAAGCTCGCGCTCGAGGCGATCGACCAGGAGTTCCTCACGGCCATCAAAGGCATCGCGGCCCGCACCGCGAAGGGCCAGCCGCTCGAGAATAAAGACCTGCTCCGCGTGGTGAACGCCAAACACGCCCTCGCCAAGTTCCCGAAGGATCACGCGCACCTCACCGACAAGACGCTCCTCGAGGTGCAGACCTACTACCAGGCCTGGGTGGACGCGCTCGACGCCGCAATCAAGCCGGGCGAAGGCAAGGTCGGGCTCTGGTCCGGCGGCAAGTTCTCCGGCTTCACGGGGAAGATCGACGCCGACCCGGCCAGGGTGAAGCTGCCGCCGCCGCCACCGGCCGGCATGAAGTTCACGCAGCCCACCGCGGAGAAGGCGCTGCGCGGAGTCGGCGCCGAGGTCGGCTACCACAAAAAGGCGAGGACCGGCGCCTGGAAACAGGTGCCCGACCGGCACCAGGATGCGATCAGCCACTACACCGGCGCCGGCTACCGGTCACTCAACGAGCACCTCCGCGACGGCACCGCGACCGCGACGATGCTGCGCTATTCCGACCTCCTCGATGAGGCCCTGGCAATCGCGCCGAAGTTCGTCGGCCGCTCGACTCGCGGCATCCCGCTCAGCGGCAGCGACGCCAAAAAGTTCCTCAAGGATCACCTCGAGGCGTGGAAAAACGGCGGCACCGTCGTCCACCGCGGCTTCATCAGCTCAACCGTCGGCGACACGCCCGCCTTCTCGGGCAACTTCTGGATCCACATTGACGGAAAGAAGGGCGTGCACGTCAACAGCATCAGCCGCCACCAGGGAACAGAGAATGAGGTCTTGCTGACGCACGCGACCGAGTTTAAGGTCACGAACATGGAAGAGAAAAACGGCCGCTGGCACATCTGGGTGACGGAACCATGACCCCACTGCAGACCCTCACCATCAAGCTCAACGCGAAGGGCCTGGACGTGACGCCCGTCGAGGCCGAGGCCATCGCCACCCGCAGCGCCGGCTCCGTCGAGGCGTATCTCGAGATGCTGGCCGCCAACGAAAAAGACCTGGCGGAGCTCATCGAGCCCGCGCCAGGTCCGGTTTCCGAGAAGTTCTCGGCCCCGCTCGCCTACGACATCAAGCCTCCGCCTGGATCCTGAGGCGCTCCTCTTCGCCCGCCTCGTCGCGGCGGAACTCGCGCAGCATCGCCAGGATGTCGAAGGCCTGCCGCGCCACGTCGGGCGGCCCCATCGGCATCTGCTGGATCTGCCGCTCGCAATGCGCCAGCAGGATCTTCGCCCGGTCCAGGCGCCGGCGCAGGACGCGGACCTCCTCCAGCGGGCGCCTCATGCCCGCCCCTCGTCATCCATCACCTCGTCGTCATTCTCCGCCAGCCAGTCGTCGATGCGCTGGCTGAGCTCGGTCAGGTAGACCACCTCCTCCTGCATCCCCCGCACGACCCGCTCGTTGCCACGGTCGCGTGCGGCGGCCAGGTTGCGCGTCTTGCGGTGCAGGCGGGCCTCCACGATCGGCTGCACGTCCTGGAACAGGCGGACGGCCCACTGGATCGGATCGCTGCTCATCGAAAGAACCTCCCCTCACGGGCCGAGTCGTAGGCGTGGTCGCTCTCAACGTCGCACGCGTTGCACTCCCCCTCGGTGTTGCCATGCTTGCAGGGCTTCGCCTGGCACGGCTCGCAGAGGGCGTAGCGGTAGTCCATCGGCAGGAACTCGCCGCACTTCGCGCAGAATTGCATGGCGTCTTTCGTGTAGCTCATAGCGTGAACTCCCTCGGCAGGCCGTCGAGCTCGCGGGCGAGCCACAGCTGATGATCGAGCACGTCGTGGTAGTGCTCCTCATCGGCACCCCCTTCGCCATGCTCACCGGCCGCGGCAATCTCCTCGGCATACTGCTCGAGGAGCTCGGCCACGCGCTCGAGGCGGCCGCGCACGTTCGCACCACCCGCGGCCCTCATGACGTCACCCGGTAGCAGCGCATCAGCCGGGCGTGAGCCATCGGCCGGCGGGCCTCCTGCGAGCCCACCTGCTCGATCAGCCCGCGGCTTTTCCAGGACCGGATCAGCCCGCCCAGGTTGGCGCTCCACGCGTTCGGGTGGTGCGGCTGCGGCAGGACGTGCTCGCAGTATTCGCGCAGATCCTCCGCCGTGAAGAGGCGACGGGCCACGGCCGGCCGGTTGAGGTACGCCTCGCACAAAGACCGCACGCTGGCCTTCCATTCCGGGTCCGTGTTCGAGACGACCTTCGCCATCCCGCGCTCGCGGCGGCGGCGGCTCTCGAAGAGATCGACCTGGCGCGGCACCCCGGGCAGCCCAGGGTCGCGCTCGGCCGCGCAGTAGGGGCAGTCCTGCGGATCGCCGAAGTGCGGGCAGTCGCCGAGCTCCTGGCTGCCGCCCTCCTCCATGAACTCGTCGACGTAGCGGGTGCCCCGCTCGGCATCGCGCTGCGCGTCCAGGCCCGCGGCCCAAATGCGGTTCATCATGAAGGCCCGCCCGGAGTCGTCGCTCTTCGCGATCGCCCCCTTGACGTTGGTGTAGGTCATCCGGCGCAGCCGCTCGGCCACCACCTCCGCCAGCCACTGCCGATCCACCGTCGTCCGGTAGAGGTAGTCGGCGTCGGGCGTCTTCTCCACCTCGGCACCCGGCAACAGCCGCTCGATGTCACCGCGCAGGCGAGCCCGCACGACGACCTTCGTCGGCTGGTCCTGGTGAGTGACCGCCGACACAAACGCGTCAGGAAACAGAATCCAAGCCATTACTAGACCCTCGCTCGTTGGTCCGTTGGACCGTTGAAAAACACCGGGGACAGATCGGCACGTGCGTCCGGTCCATCACCCATTCCCCACTCGCATCCTGCCGCAACTCGCTGGCGTCCGACATCGACGGCTCGCGGCCGATCCACCCGCAGCGGCAGGCATACCAGGAGCCCGTCACCATCGGCGGATGACCGAGATGAGCCAGGCGACAAAGCCACCGGCCACCAGCAGGCCGCCCCAGGTCAGCAGCAGCGACAGCCACTGCATCGCCTCAACCACCCGATCGGCCGGCGTCACTTCGGCCACCTGCGGAGGGTCTGGTCGCCCGCGTCGATCGCCCGCAGGAAAAAGGCCAGCGCCTCCACCCGGGCCAGCTGGTCGCGCTGCTCGTCTTTGGCCGTGGCGAAATACTCCTGCGCCGCCTTCACGACCTCCTCGAGGCGCATCCGGACGATCCGCGCCTCATCCGGCGAGCTCACGCCGCACAGCTCGAGGGCGTGGCCCTGGCAGTAGATCGGCTCCTGGTCGCAGTCTTCCCAGGTGCAGGCCGTCCCGAGCCCCTGGCCCGCCACCGGCACGATCACCCGCAGGGCGTGCTCACCTTCGACAATCATGGCCGGCCCCGCCTGCCGCAGCAGGCTCGCCGGGATCGTCACCTCCACGGTCTTTCGCTCGTTGCTCATCGTCATCCCCTCACTGATTCGTTGAACCGATCCGCCGTCACCCTGGCCGCGGCGTTGTGCGCCTCGGCAAACGTCGCCCCCGACGCCAGGACCGGCGCCTCGAGGTAGATGTCCGTCACCACCACCCGGCCGCCCACCACCCGGAAGGTGTAGGGAATGCCGCCGACCTCGAAGGCCCGCTGCTCGCCCTCGAACAGGCGCGCCACGTCCCGCACCACCTCGCGCATCGTGGCGCCCTTCGCCAGCGCCAGACGCGGCACGGGGTCATTCCAATCGAACGCGAGCCACTTGCCGCGCTCGCGCACCAGGTAGACCTTATGGCCGACGCCCATCAAACCGAGCCAGCCCGGAATGACGGCCCGGTGGAACGTCACGCCCTCGACCTTCATCGTGTAGCGCATCACGCAACCCTCCCTGCCAGACGCCAGGCCTTTGCCGGCGAGATGTCCTGAGCGATCACCCGCACCTTGAGCTCGATCGGCAGCGAGTCCTTGCAGACGTGCCGCACAAAGAGAGTCTCGAGGACGTCGGCCGAGGCCGAGCGGAACTTCGTGCCGCAGCGGGCGCAGACCAGACTGCGAGGGGCGCTCACGGCGCCACCCCCTGAATCTTCATCAGCGCCAGCGCCTGGTCGCGCTTGAAGAGGAACGGCTTGTCGTCGTCGCGCAGCACCGTGAACTTCGACCCCGTCGAGTTCATGCCGGTGAGGGTGTAGACCCGGCTGCCAGACTTGAAGGCCACGCCGAGCGGCGGCAGCGCCTTGTCGAAGCGGGCGGCCATTTCGTAGCGGCTCGCGTCTTTCCCCTTCGCACCTTCGACCACCCCCTCCACCTTGAAGTGGAACGAGCCGGCCGACGGGTCGAAGCTGGCGTTGCCGGCCTTCAGCGAGGTGAGGCCATGCTTGCGGGCAACTTCCAGGAGAGCGGCGTCCATCGAAGCGCGGACGGCCTTCAAGAGATCACGGTCGAGAGTTGTCATTTTCTAGATCCTCCGGTCCGAACTGGACCACGACTTCATACTGTCAGGAATAGTAGGGAACGCAAGGCCCCGCCAATCTTTTTTCACTTCACCTGCGAGGGGCGGATCTGCGTGAAGTTCGCCCGCTTCGCCATTTCCCAGGCCTCATTCCAGAGGGCCGAGTCGGCGTCGCTCTCGCTGCTCGGCTCGTGGCCGTTGGCCGCCGTGAACGCCTCCAGCATCGCCATGTTGGCATCGCAGAAGTCGTGCGAGGCGCAGAGGGCCTCGTTGTCCGACTCCCGGTTCCGCTTCACCACCTCCACCATCTGCTCTTTGCTGAGCCACTCGCGGAGGACCAGAGAGAACGTGTTGGCCGTGTGCACGGCGTCGATATTCTTGCGGTTCATGATCGTGCCTTTTTGCAGTCGGTCTTGAGGGCGCCGAACGGCGCGCCATCGGGATGCCGGCTCTTCAACTTGTAGAGCCGCTCGTCGCCGAGATAGGAGAGGGCGAGCACCAGGTAGCGCTTGCCACGGTAGAGGACGATCACGACCGCACCTCGAACACCAGCACGGTGCGGAGCTCGCCGTGGATCGTCTGCACTTCGGAGCGGATCAGGCGGAACTTGCGGGAGAAGGTTTCGACGCCCATGAGCTCAACCAGGTGGCTCTTCGTGCGGGCGGTCATCATCCGGGTCGTCATCTTTCTAGCCTCCGGTCCTGACTGGACCATGACTACATACTGTCAGGGATAGTATGGAACGCAAGGCCCCAGGCCCCCGAAAAGTGCTAGGGGTTTCACCTTATCGGCGGAAGGCACGGCGGGACATCCTCGCCCCCCATGAAGGCCCTCGCCATTTTCAAGCCTGGCAAGCACGTCGCCGCCTCAGGCGCCGCCCTGGAATTCACCGAGGCCCACCTGGCCGAAACGGTCGCCGCCTACGATCCCGCGGTCCATGAGGCCCCGATCGTCGTCGGCCACCCCAGGGACAACGGCCCCGCCTACGGGTGGGTCCGCGCCCTGGCCTTCGCCGACGGCGAGATGACGGCCGACGTCGACCAGCTCGACCCGGCCTTCGCCGAGATGGTCCAGGCTGGCCGGTTTAAGAAACGGTCGGCCTCGTTCTACAGCCCGACCAGCCCCTCCAATCCCGTGCCCGGGGTCTTCTACCTCCGCCACGTCGGTTTCCTGGGCGCCCAGCCGCCCGCCGTGAAGGGCCTGAAAGAGATTGCCTTCTCCGACCAGGAGGAAGGCATCGTGGAGTTCGCAGACGACGCCCTGGTGCTGAGCCTCACGGCCCGCATCATTCGCGGTCTGCGCGACACCCTGCTCGCCAAGTGGGGGCAGGAAGACACCGAGAAGGCCCTGCCGTCGCACCTCGTCGAGACGCTCGAGGATGAGGCCCGCCGCGTCAGGGACCAGCCGCCGGAGGCCGCCGCCTCCATGCCCGCCTTCACCGAACCGAAAACCGAGGACACCACCGTGACCCTGACTCCCGAACAGATTGCCGACCTGCAGGCCAAGGCCGCCCGCGTCGACGCCTTCGAGGCGTCCGTTGCCGAATTCGCCGAGCGCGAGAAGACCGCACAGCACGCCGCCCGCGTGGCCGAGGCGCGCACGCGCCTGCAGGGCCTCGTCACGGCCGGCAAGGTCATGCCCGCCTTCGTCGAGCAGCTGGCCGAATTCGCCGCCCGCCTGGACCTCGAGACCGAGGTCGTGGAATTCGGCGAGGCCGACAAGCCCCGCACGCAGGCCGCCCTGTTCTGGGCCGAGCTCGAGAGCCGCCCGAAGGCCATCGACTTCACCGAGCGCGCCGCCGGCGATCCGAACACGGACGCCCCGGAGATGGACGCGAAGGAACGGGCCGCGAAGGTCCGCGCCTACCGCGACGCCGAGGCCGCCAAAGGCAACCACCTCAGCTTCACCGAGGCCTCGGCCGCGGTTGACGCGCAGAAGGCGTAACCCCGTCACCTCCACCCCAGGAACAGGAAACCAATCCAATGACCGCTCGCAACCACGAATTCAACAAGGGCTTCGTCGCAGGCGCCGCCATCGCGGCGAAGCGCATCGTGAAGTTCGGCGCCGCTGACAATGCGGCGATCCAGGCCGCCGCCGCCACCGACGCCCTGATGGGCGTCTCCGACCTGGCCGCCTCCACCGGCGAGCACGTGACGGTCGTCATGGGTGGCATCGCCATCGTCGAATACGGCGGCCCCGTCACGCGTGGCGGCCTGCTCACGGCAGACGCCAACGGCAAGGCCGTCGCTGCGGCCCCGTCGGCAGGCTCGAACAACCGCACCATCGGCGTCGCGATGGTCTCCGGCGTTTCCGGCGACCTCGGCTCCGTCCTCCTGCAGCCTGGCTCAGTCCAGGGCTAACCCAGGAACGGCCCCGATCGTCTTTCACTTCTGAATTCTGAGGACTCATCACCATGTCGCAGCCCCGCCCTTTCCCGGTCGATACCCGTCTGACGGGCATCAGCCTGGCCTACCAGAATCGCGCCCTGATCGCTGATTCCGTCCTGCCCCGCGTGCCGGTCGGCAACCAGTCCTTCAAGTGGCTGAACTGGAACAAGGCCGAACGCTTCACCGTTCCCAACACCCTGATCGGCCGCAAGGGCCGCCCGAACGAGGTCGAGTTCGGCGCGACCGAGACCCCGGGCATCACCTACGACTACGGCCTCGACGACGTCGTCCCGAACGACGACATCGCATCGGCGCCGCAGGGTTGGGACCCGCTGGGCCAGGCGACGGAGGGCCTCACGGACCTCATCGCGCTCGATCGCGAAGTGCGCGTGGCGAGCCTGGTCATGGCGACGGGCACCTACCCGGCCGCGAACAAGGACACGCTCTCGGGCACGTCGCAGTGGAGCGACTACACGAACAGCAACCCGGTCCTCACGATCCTCGAGTACCTCTCGACGCCGCTGATGCGGCCGAACGTGGCCGTGATGAGCCAGAAGGTCTGGAACACGCTGCGGGCGCACCCGAAGGTGGTCTCGGCCATCCTCGGCAACTCGGGCCAGAATGGCATCGTGAGCCGCATGGCCGTGGCGCAGCTCTTCGAGCTCGAGGAGATCCTGGTCGGCGAGGCCTTCGTGAACACCGCGAAGCCAGGCCAGACCGCCGTGTATGGTCGCTGCTGGGACGACAACTGCGCCTTCATCACGCGCAACCGGCTCGCCAACACCCGCTCGAGCCAGATGACGTTCGGCTACACGGCGCAATGGCAGGGCCGCGTGGCCGGCCAGATGGCAGACCCGGAGACGGGCCTGCGTGGCGCGGTGCGCGTGCGCGTCGGCGAGTCGGTTAACGAGATCGTCTGCGCCTCCGACACGGGCTTCCTCGTCATCGACCCGATCGCGTAATCTGGAGACTCCCCCGCCGCGGCGCCTAGATCCCGCCGCGGCGTTCCCCCGGTCCACCAGGACCGGGGGCTTTCTCCCGAGGAGTACGCGATGCCGAAGTTCGTAATTCAGGACGGCGTGACCTTCACGCACGACGGCAAGCCGGTGAAGGCTGGCGACGTCATCGAGCTGTCAATGGCGCAGGCGGCGCGGAAGATCGCCCGCGGCGACATCAAGCTCACCGCCGAGCCGGTGGCCTCACCTCTCGCGGCTCAGCCCCAGGCCAAGCACCACGCGAAGCACGGCAAGCCGAAGGGATAAGCCATGAGCTACGTCTTGCAGGCGGATTTCGTCGCCCGCTTCGGCCAGACGGAGCTCGACCAGGTCCTCATCACCTCCGACGGCCGCACGTTCGCGGCCGCCGCCGACGACGCCTCCGCCGTCATCGACTCCTACCTGGCCTCGGTGCCCGGGCGCGCCTACGTGCTGCCGCTCGTCACCGTCCCCGGGCGCGTGCTCGAGCTCGGCTGCGACATCACCCGCTACAAGCTCTGGGGCCAGGCCGCCCCGGAGATCGTCACCGCCCGCTACAACGCGGCGATCAAGTTCCTCGAGGGGGTCGCCAAAGGCGAGCTCTCGATCGTCGGCCTCGAGGAAGAGCCGACCGAGGGCGTGGTCGGCGCGATCAGCTACTACGCCAAAGACCGCGTCTTCACCGACGAGACCCTCGAGGGCTACTAGGTGGCGAGCAAGATCACCTTCGAGGTGCAGGCCGCGCAGGTGCAGATCGCCCTGCAGAAGTACGCCCGCCCCGCCCTCGTCACGCAAGCCCTGGCGGCCCTGGGGCGCGTCCTGGTCAATCGGATCCGCCTGGGCTTCCGATCGTCCACCGACCCCTACGGGAATCCGTGGCTGGCTCCTGTGTTGCGCCAGGGGCAACCGCTGCTCGACACCGGCCGGCTGCGCTCCTCGATCAGCTCGAGGGTGGAAGGCCAGGAAGTCGTGGTCGGCACAAACCTGATCTATGCCCCGATCCATCAATTCGGCGGGCTCATCGTCGCAAAGAACAAGCCCTATCTCGCCATCCCGGTCGGCGGCACGGCGGCAGGCTCGAAGCCCACCGGCATGATCTTCAAGAAGTCCGTCTATATCCCCCGGCGGCGATTCTTTCCGCTCAATGACGCCGGCCAGGTCGACCTGCCCGGACCCTGGGCCGCCTCCGCCCTGGCGTCGATGGCCGCGGCGCTCAAGTTGTGACCGTCCACGCGATCGAAACTGCGATGGTGACGCGGCTCACCGCGAAGCTCATCACCGAGCCGCAGGCGCCCCTGGTGCGGAACATCTACACGGCCGCCGAGGTCGCACAGACCGAGGAGCGGTTACAGCTGTCGCCCTCCGTGACGGTCATCTACAACGGCTACCGGACGCAAGAGCAACTCGGCCAGGGTGTGATTCAGCACGTGATTTTCTCCTACCTCGTCATCGCAGCAGTGCGGAACGCGAAAGCGGCCGCCACCTCGCTCGGTGTGCGCGAGGACGCGGCGCCGATCCTGGACGCCTGCCTCGAGGCCCTGCTCGGCTTCCGGCCCATCACTGGCTGCACCCCGTTGCGTCTCGCCGACGCGCCCGGTGCCGGCTTCTCCGACGCGGGGTTCGGCTACTACCCGCTCGCCTTTGAAATCAGCCGCACCTACCGCGGCACAGCATGAGGATTCACGACAATGACTGACTACAGCTACCTCGGCAGCGGCAAGGTGTTCATGAAGGAATACGGCGCGGCCGCCGGCCTCAAGTTCGTCGGCAACGTGTCGCAGCTCGGCTTCGCCGTCACCGAAGACACGAAAGAGCTGAAGGACTACACGCAGCCCGGTGGCGGCACCTACAACGAGGTGCGGCGCGTCAGCTCGATCGAGATGACCCTGACGGGCCACGACTTCAGCCCGGACAACCTGGCCCGCGTGCTCTACGGCTCCACGGCCGCCATCACCACGGGCGCCGTGACCGACGAGGCCGTCACCGCGTACAAGGATTCGCTGATCCCCCTGGCGAACATCCCCTCGGCCATCACGCTCGTCACGGGTGCAGGCGGCACGCCGACCTACGTCGCCGACACCGACTACGAGTTCAGCGAGGGCGGGCTCTTCATCCCGGCCACGTCGAGCATCGCCGACGCGACCCCGCTGCTGGTGGACTACACCAAGGCCGGCTCGGACGTCGTCCAGGCGCTGGTCAACTCGGGCAAGGAATACACGCTGGTCTTCGAGGGCTTGAACGAGGCGCGCTCGGGCAAGGCCACGATCGTCACCGTGCACCGCGCCCGCGTGGGTGCGACTAAGAATCTGGGCCTGATCGGCGACGACTACGGCGCGCTCGAGGTGTCCGGCAAGCTGCTCAAAGACACGACCATCGTCTCGGCTGGCCTGTCGCAATACTTCAAGGTCGCGATCCAGCAGTGAGCGGCGGCGACGTAGAAATCCTGGACCCCGCCGCTCGCGATGTTCCCCTGACGGGTCGCGTGAGCGTGCGGTTGCGTCCGATCACGGTGGGGCAGCTGCCGAAGTTCCTGCGCGTCATCCGGCCAATCATCGGCCAGATGACCGCGTTGGGGCAGACGGAGCTCGAGGGCGGGACAGCAGAGATTCAGCTGCTCGACCTCTACGTGGAGCACGGCGAATCAGTCAACCAGGCTGTCGCCATTGCTTCCGACCTGCCGCTCGAGGAAATCGAGGCCCTACCCCTGGACGACATGCTCCGGCTTGCCGTCGCGGTCTGGGAGGTGAACCAGGATTTTTTCAGTCAGAGGGTGATCCCGCTACTCGGCCCGATGTTGAGAGTGGCGCGACCTGGGGTTGGGCCGACGCCGTAACCCTGCTCGTCAGGGCCGGCTTCACGCTCGACACCATCAAAGGCTTCACCCTTGCACAGTTGCGCGGCTACTCGCTCGCGGCGGAACGCGCCAGGAAGAGGGACCATCAAGACCTGCTCGTGATGCTCCGCGGCGCGCAATACGATCAGCGGAACTTCGAGAAGCTGCTGACCACCCTGGAGCCTTGAGCGATGGCCGACCCGAAACTGACGATTAGAATAGGCGCGGACCTCGCCGAGATCCGCCGCGCCCTCGCGCAGGTTTCCACCGACCTGCAGACCGTCAGGGCGAACGCCGCCAAGCCCGCAAACCTTTCCGGCCTCGAGAAGGGTGCGGCCTCGGCGCTCAACGCCGTGAAGGCCCTGGCCGCGGGCTTCGCGGGCATCGCCGGATTCCAGACCTTCGCCCGCATCGCCGACCAGGCCAACACCCTGACGGCGCGGTTGAAGCTCGCGACCTCTTCCCAGGAGGAATACACCGAGGCCTACGAGGGCACCTTCGAGATCGCGCAGCGCACGCGCACCTCGCTCGAGTCCACGGTCAACCTCTACGCCCGCCTCGAACGGTCCACCCGCGACCTCGGCGTGAGCCAGGCAAAGCTCCTGCAGCTCACCGAAACGATTAACCAGGCCGCGCAGATCAGCGGCGGCGGCCCCGGTGCAGAGGCGGCGCTATTCCAGCTGTCGCAGGGCCTCGCCTCCGGCATCCTCCGCGGCGAGGAGCTCAACTCCGTCCTCGAACAGGCGCCACGCATCGCGCAGGCCCTCGCGGACGGGCTCGACCTGCCGATCGGCAAGCTGCGCGAGTTCGCCAAAGAGGGCAAGCTCACCGCGGAACAGGTGACAAAGGCGCTGAGCGACCAGGCCAAGGTCATCGACGCCGAATATAAGAAGCTCCCGGCCACGATTTCCGGCGCCTTCACGCAGCTGTCGAACGCCCTCACCCGCTTCGTCGGCGAGACCGACCGCGCCTACGGCGCCAGCCAGGACATCGCGGCCGCCATCAAAACGGTCGCCGACAACCTGGACAAGATCGCCGCCGTGGCCTTCACCGCGGCGAAGATCACGGCCGGCTACTACCTCATCCTCAAGGCCGGCCCCGCCATCTATGCCGCGCTCCGTGCCGCTGCGGACGCCTACGCGGCCGCCCTGGCTCGCGTGGCCGCCGCCACCACCCTCGCCGGGGCGACGACCGCTCGCGTCATGGCGGGCCTCAGGATCGGCGCTGGCCTGCTCTTCGCGGCCTTCACCGGCTGGGAGATCGGCACCCTGCTCCGCGAGCAATTCCTGCAGGTGGAGTTGTTCGGTATCGCGATGGTCAACGGCCTGCTCTCCGCGTGGGAGCGGTTGAAGCAAGGCGGCCGGCTCGCCGTCGCCTCGCTGACCTTCGCCTGGGAGAAGGGCGTCGAGCGCATCCGGATCCTCGTCGCGCAGCTGCTCGAGGCCGGGGCCTCGGCCTCCTCCGCGTTCGGCCAGGACCGCACGGCCGCCGTCTTCTCCGACCTGGCCGCGAAGATCCGCCCCGCGCAGACGGCCACCGACGACTTCCGCAAGTCGGTCGCGGCCATCAATGCCGAAACCGCCGCCGCCATCGCCCTCATCGACGAGGAGACCGGCGCCCTGGCGGACTACGCCATCGAAGCCCGCGCCGCGGCCAACGCGAAGACCCCGCGCAAGACCGCCGAAGAGGAGACGACGGGCGGCACCGAAGGGATCGGCGTCGGGGCAGCCAATGCCGCGGCCCTGGTCCGCGACGCCATCGAGCGGGCGCTGCGCGAACTCGACCGGCTCTACGCCGAGGCGGAGATCGACGCCCGCGCCTATTTCGCGACCAAGACCAACCTCGAACTCGCGGCCATCGACGGCGCCATCGCGGCAGCCGAGGCCGAGCTCAAGCTCGCGAAGACCACCGCGGCCCAGGAGGAAATCCTCACCTCGATCATCAAGCTGCAACGCGACCGCGAAGAGGTGGCCGTCGCCGCCGCCCGGGCGCAGATCGCAGCCGAGGAAGAGCTCGCGAAGGAACTCGCCGAGGTCCAGACCCGGATCAATGAGGCCGAGGGCCGCACGGCCGCCGCCAGGATCGAAGCCCTGCAGCGCGAATTCGCCGACCTCCGCCAGCGTCTCGAGGCGAACGGCGAGGCGGCAGGCGTCGCCCTCATCGACAAGCTCATCGACCTCGAGGGCGCCAAGGCCCGCCTCGAGGAACTCGACAAGGTCATACAGTCGGGGCTGTCGAACCTCCGCAGCATCGAGTCGTCGGTCGCCGCGCAGGTCGACGCCGGCCTGCTCACCTCCACCGAGGGCGAGCGCCAGCTGCAGGCGGTGCGGGCCCAGACCCTCGCGCAGCTCGAGACCTACCGCGCCGAATTGCAGGCGGTCTACGAGACGGCAAAGGACCCGACCGTCCTGCTCGCGATCCAGCAGCTCGACACCGAGCTCGCCAGGATCATCGCCACGCAGCGCCGGGTCTACAACGAGATCAAAGAAGCCGGGGTGGACTCCCTGGCGACGGCCTTCTCGGACATCATCACCGGCGCCGAGACCGTCGAGGACGCCTTCCGCAACATGGGCCGCGCCTTCGCCGAGGCCCTCGCGCAGATCGCCGCCCAGGAGCTCGCCAAAAAGGCCATCGACACGATCAGCGGGCTCTTCGGTGGCGGCAAGGCCAGCCCCGCCGCCCAGGTTGCGGCCGGCGCCGCGGCCGGCGCAGCCCAGGCCGCCGCCCTGACCCCGGCTGCGATCGCCATGACGACGGCCGGGACCACGATCATCACCGGCGCGGCCGCCCTCACCGCGGCAGCGGCCGCCCTGCAGGCGGCAGCCACCACCCTCATCATTGCCAACTCGATCGGCGGCACGGTGGGCGTGGCGCACACGGGCGCCATCGTGGGCAGAGGATTCCCCGCCTATCGCACGGTGCCCGCCTGGGCCTTCTCCGGAGCTCCCAGATACCATTCCGGCGGGATCGCCGGCCTCAAGCCCGGGGAAGTCCCGGCCATCCTGCAGACCGGCGAGGAGGTCCTCTCGAGGGACGACCCCAGGAACGCGGCCAACGGCGGCGCCGGGGCGACGGCCGACGCCAGCGGCGGGGTGCGGATCGTCAACGTGCTGGACCCGTCGATGGTCTCCGAGGCGATTGCCTCGAGCTCGGGGGAAAAGGCCATCATGAACGTCATCACCCGCAACAGTCGCGGCATTTCGCAGATGCTCGCCCGGTAGCAGGACTCAGGAGACCCCCGCGTGCCTAATGCAGTCGGATTCGTAGACGACACCGTCCAATTCGCCAATCGGGCGATGCTCCAGTACATCCGCGACTTCGTCGTCGCCAACGGGTGGGTCATCCTGGAGCAAGACCTGGTGACGGACGGCACCCGCTACTGGATCGCCGAGGCCCCCGGCTACGTCGGCCCCGACGGCCAGATCAAAGCCTATGTCGGCATGCGCTCCTACGACTCGGTGCCGTCGGACTACTACAACCTCTCGGTCGCCACCTTCACCGGCTACGTCAACGGCAATTCGTTCACGACCCAGCCAGGCTTCCGGGAGTCGGGCGTCCCCGCGCACAACCAGCGCATCGACTACTGGCTCACCGTGAACGACCGGCGCCTGGCCTTCGCGTTGAAGGTCGGCACCCCCGTGTACGAATCCGCCTACGCGGGCTTCATGCTTCCCTACGCCACGCCGCGCCAGTTCCCCTACCCGATCGTCTGCGGCGGGATGTTGACTGGCACGCCCGCGACCCGGTTCAGCGACACCGCGCAGTCGTTTCCCTGGAAGGGCAACCGCGCCGGCCTCGCCATGCGCTGGGTCACGGGCGCCTACCTCACCCCCTACACCTACCCGTGGGGCAACAGCTACCTCGCGGGCAGCCAGGGAATCCGCCCCGCCGGCACCTACTACCCGCTCCCGCGGGTCGTGCTCTATGACGCCACGCCGAACGTGTACGGGGAGCTCGACGGCATCCACTACATCACCGGCTTCGACAACGTCGTCGAGAACACCCTGACCATCGGCGGCGTCAACTACGTGGTGATCCAGGACGTCTGGCGGACCGGTTTCATCGACTACTTTGCACTGAGGCTCGATCCCTGATGGCACACGCTACCTCTGTCGCGGCTTCATGGGCCGACCTGCTCACCTTCATCCGCAACACCTGCGTCGCCAACGGCTGGACGCTGGCGGGCAACGTGCTGCACAAGGGCGGGATCTACGTCGAGATCATCGCCGACGGCTCGATCGGCCTGCGGATCACGGCCGGCAACGGCATCGACGGCGGCAACCTGCTCACGGGCGCGGTCGGCGAGTACGCCTACCTCGGCGCCATCGGCACGCAGGGCGTGACCTTCCCGCTGACCGCCGAGGTGCACCTCAACACCAGCCCCGACGAGGTCTACGTCACCCTCAACTTCGCCACCACGTTCTACGAGCTGATGGCGTGGGGGAAGTCAGACGTGCCAGGCCTCACCGGCACCGGCGTCTGGTGCCACGCGACGCGCACCTGGAAGACCGGCGTGAGTGACATGCAGACGTCCACCGAAGGCGTCACCACCTTCATCAATTTCAGCTTCCACTGCGACGGCTCCGGCCTGTTCATGATTAACGCGGGCTTCAATGGCTCGAACAATTCCGGCGTCAATAACACCTGGATCCACGCAGACGTCGATGGCGGCGGCTGGCACGCGGGCAGCGGCAACTTCCCGAGCGCGATGCGGTATATGTCGCCGCTCTACGCTTACTCGCCGAACACCTGGAACCTCGAGGCGCTGCTGATCCCCTACCAGGTCTACATGCCGCGCACCTCCGGCAGCAAGCAAACCCTGGTGGCCGACCTCAAGCACGTCCGCATGGTCCGCATCGACTACCTCGAGCCGGGCGACATCATCACGCTCGGCCCGGACAAGTGGAAAGTCTACCCGTGGTTCCGCAAAGACACGGCCGCCCGCGACGGCGGCAGCCAGATCAGCCACTCGGGCACCCTCGGCTACGCCGTGCGCTACACCGGAGTCTGATCCGTGGCGCTGCTCGACGGGCTCGTGGTCCAGGCAACGGAACCTTCGCCGACCAATCCGCACCTCTCGCTCGGCCTCAGCAGCCTCGGCTTTAACCAGTGGCCGCCCTTCGCCTCGATCGTCACGCACGACGAGGCGCGCACCTCGCACCCGATCATCGACAACGTGCCGGTCGCGGCCAACGGCCAGGTCGTCGCGGGCACCGTGCCCCATTCCTACTACGACGACTTCTACGAGCGGATCCACGTCCTGCCGCCGCAGATGGACGTGGGCAACCTCATCACCACGCAGGTCCGCGTCGTCGACGTCTGGAACGCCTACAGCGCACCGCGCACCCTGACGGCCATCGTGCTCACCGGCGAGGGCGCCACGCTCGCCGGCCCGGATACCTTCCCCCAGGTCTTCGGCGCCTACCAGATGAGCACCTGGGAGATCAGCGTCACGCCCGCGGGGCCGCCCGCCATCGACATCAGCGTCAACTGGGTATTCACGGGCGAAGAGCCCGCGCTCCTCGAGGTGGTCGGCAACCGCGTCGTCGGCTGGATGATCCCGCCGAACTGGTCCAACCCGCTGCTCGAGCGGATCGAATTCCGCACCGACGTCCTCAAAAAGTTCGACGGCTCCGAGCAACGGATCGCGCTGCGCGGCACCGGCGCCCATTGGTCGTTTGAGTTCCGCTGGAACGCCTCCGGCGCCACCATGCGCGTCCTCGAGAACGTCCTCTATCAGTGGTCGGGGCAGGTCTGGGCGTTGCCGCTCTTTCACCAGGGGCAGGCCCTCACCTCCGGGGTCGCCGCCGGGGCCACCTCGATCACGGTCGCCACGGCCGACCTCGACTACCACGTCGGCGGGCTCGCGTTCCTGCACAGCCTGACACGCCCGGAAGTCTACGAGGCCGTCGAGATCGCCACCGTGACGGCCAACGCCATCACCACCGTGCGGCCGACCCTCAACACCTGGCCCGCCAGCACGTACATCTACCCGGCCAGGACGGCACGGCTGCAACGCAGCGCGCCCGCGCAGCGCTTCACCGGCTCGCACCTCTACGGCTCGGCCAAGTTCCTCCTCGAGGAGCCCCTGGTCCGCACGCCCGCCAGCGAGACGACCTACCGCAGCTACCCGGTGCAGACCTCGAAACCGGAATGGGCCCAGGACCCGGGCATCGAGTACGCCCGCAAGCTGGTGCAGATCAATATGGGCATCCGCCCGCCGGACGTCGACGACACCTCCGGCCTGGCCGAGCCCGTCACCGCGTTCCGCTGGGCCTTCACCTCGAGGACCGCGGTCGAGAACTTCCGCCGCTGGCTGTTCGCCCGCCTGGGCCGCCAGAAAGCCATCTGGCTGCCGACCTTCACCGACGACGTCATCGTCAAGACGCAGCTCGACGCGGGCGACAACACGATGGACGTCGAAGCCTGCGGCCTGGTGAATTACGTGGCGGCCGGCGTCAACCGTCGCGACCTCCGCATCGAAATGAAAAACGGCACGGTCTACTACCGGCGCGTCTCCACCTTCGTGACCGTGGATGACACCACCGAGCGCTTCACCCTCGACTCCGTGCTCGGCGTGAACTACCTGGCGTCCGACTTCGCGCAGCTCAGCTGGATGTCGCTCGCCCGGCTCGACGCCGACGCCGTAGAGATCGCGCACTGGACCGGCACGGTATCATCGGCGCTCACGGCAATGCGCTCGCCCAGGACCTCAGCATGACCTTCACCGCGCAGGAAACCTCGATCCAGGCCGGCCAGCCGATCGAGCTCTACCTCTTCACCGTCGGCGCCCGCAAGTTCTATTTCACCTCGGCCCTGGCCGACATCACCATCGGCGTGCAGGTCTACACCTCGATCCACCTCTCACGGTCGGAGATCGAAGACAGTGGCGAGATCCCGAAGAGCAGCGTGACCCTCGAGGCGCCCCGCGACTTCGAGGTGGCCGAGCTCTTCCGCGTCGCACCACCCTCCGACGTCGTCATGCTCGACATTTCCCGGCTGCACCTCTCCGACGGCATCCTCGAGGCCAAGCTGATCTGGACCGGCCGCGTGCTCAACTGCGAATGGACGGCCGGCAGCGTCTGCAACCTGACCTGCGAGAGCCTCTACGCCGCGCTCCTGCGGCGCGGACTGCGGCGGCTCTATCAGCGCCAATGCCCGCACGTCCTCTATGGCGCGGCCTGCAAGGTGTCGAGCGGCAGCTGGCGCACCACGCTCAACCTAGCGGCCCCAGGCTCGACGGTCTCCGGCATCACGATCAGCGACGCCGGGATCGACGCCCTGGCCGACGGATACTTCGCCGGGGGCTATTTGGAATACTTCAACGCCGAGGGCGCCATCGAGCGGCGCGGCATCAAGTCGCACGTCGGCGCGGACATCACGATCACGCACGCGATCCCGACGCTGACCCTGCCGGCGACGGTGTTCCTCTACTCGGGCTGCGATCACACGCTCACAACCTGCGACACGAAATTCGCCAACGTCGCCAACTATGGCGGCTTCCCGTACATCCCGAAGGTCAACCCCTTCGGCGGCAGCAACGTCTTCTAGGAGTGCCCGGTGGGCTGGGAAACCGTCATCTATATGGTCATCGCCGCAATCATTTCGATTGCGCTGGCCCCGAAACCGCCCAAGCCGAAGGCCGCCACGCTCGAGGACTTCGACCTGCCGACCGCGGAGGAGGGCCGCCCCGTCCCGGTCGTCTTCGGCACGGTCAGGATCACCGGGTCGAACGTGCTCTGGTACGGCGACCTCTCGACTCAGAAGATCAAAAAGAGCTCGATGTTTGGCTCGACCACCATCGGCTACAAATACTTCCTCGGCATCCACTTCGGCCTATGCCACGGCCCGATCGACGCGCTCACGAAAATCGAGTGCGGTGACAAGCTCGCCTGGAGCGGCTCGCAGACCGCCAACGGCGCCATCAGCATCGACCAGGCCGGCCTGTTCGGCGGAAAGAAAAAAGAGGGCGGCCTCGTCGGGCAATTCGACCTGATGCTCGGCGCCGACGCGCAGACCGCCAACACCTACCTCGACGCACAGATCGCGGGCGCCATGCCGGCCTTCCGCGGGATCACCGGCCTGGTCTGGCGCAACGTCGCCGACGGCGGCTACATCGGCACCACCCCCTACCTCAAGCCGTTCGCCTTCACCGTGCGACGCGCCCTGCAGGGCTGGTATGGCGGGACGGCCTGGTATTCGGCCAAGGCCCTCATCGGCGCGTCGATGAATCCGGCCCATATCGTCTACGAGAGCATCACAAACCCGGAGTGGGGCCTCGGCCTGCCGACCTCCGTCATCGACACCACGACCTTCACAGCCGCCGCCGATACGCTCTTCACCGAGGGCTTCGGGCTGTCGCTGATCTGGAACCGTGAGGCGAAGGTCGAGGACTTCCTGCAACAGGTGCTCGATCACATTGGCGGCCTGCTCGCCTTCAACCGCAGCACGGGTAAATACCAGATCACCCTCCTGCGCGGCGGCTACGACCCCGGCACGCTGCCGGAGTACGGCCCCGACGAGATCCTCGAGGTGCGCAGCTACCAGCGCCAGGCATGGGGCGAGACGGCCAACGAGCTCACGATCAAATACACCGACGCCACCACGCTCAAAGCCACCAGCGTCACCGTCCACGACCTCGGCAACATCGCGAGCCAGGGGGCGCGCATCCCGCAGTCGCTCGACTTCCCGGGCATCACCGACGCCACCATCGCGCAGAAGGTCGCCAGCCGCGAGCTCACCGCCCGATCGACGCCGCTTGCCAAGGTCAGCTTCGCGATGGACCGCACGGCCTGGGCCAGTAAGCAAGGCGACCTCATCCGCCTCACCTGGCCGCAGCTCGGACTCAGCCAGGTGGTGTTGCGCGTCTTCTCGATCCGCAGCGGCACGCTGACCGAGGGCGCCATCGAGCTCGAGGCCATCGAAGACATTTTCGGCCTGCCGTCGAACGTCTACACCTCGCAGCCCGCCACCGGCTCCGACCCCTCGGCCCCGACCTACGAGGAGGACCCGGAAGAGGAGGGCGCCTCGGTCGTCTCCGCCACCACCACCGCGCCCCCAGGATCGCCCGCCGACGGCGACTCCTACCTGGTGCCGACCGGCGCCACCGGGGTCTGGTCCACGCACATCGGCGAGGTCGCCACCTGGGACGCCGACCTGGCGACCTGGGTCTACACGATCCCGGCCGCCGGCACCGTCGTGACCGTCACCTCCACGGGCGGCCAGGTCCAGACCGTCACCGGCGGCACGGCCACGGCCTACACCCCGGTCCAGACCACCGGCCAGGTGGTGTTCGGCTCGGCCATCAGCCCGCCGGCCCTGGCAGCCGACCAGAACGACTACGCGCCCACCGGGCTCGCCACGGCCTCAGGCCTCAGGCTCTCGGCCTCGGGCGCGGCCAGGACGATCACGGGCCTCACCGGGGGCGTCCAGGGGCGTCTCCTCCTGGTCCACAACATCGGCGCCCTGGACCTCACCCTGGCCGACGAGGGCGCGGGCTCGGTCGCCGCCAATCGGTTCGCCCTCAACATCGCGGTCACGCTCAAGACCGACCAGTCGAGCCTCCTGCAATACGACGGCACCTCCTCGAGGTGGCGCCTGATCGGCGGCACCGGCAGCACGGCCCCGATCACCACCACCCTCGGCGACCTGATCCGCCGCGGCGCCAGCGCCGACGAGCGCCTCCCGATCGGCACCACCGGCCAGGTCCTCACGGTCGTGACCGGCCAGCCCGCCTGGGCCGCACCCCCCGCCGGCGGCGGCGGCGGCGGCATCAGCGGCATCGCGCAGGGCGGCAACAAACAGCCGGACAATCCGCCCATCGCGCCGGAGACGTTCGACGACGAGTTCAACGGCACCTCGCTGGATGCCAAGTGGGCCAGGGACACGAACTTTTCGTCAGGCACCGCGCCGACGGTCACGGTGCAAAGCGGCGCCGTCATCCTGGCCGCACCAGGCAGCACGGGCCCGCACTGCTACGGGCAGGCCATCGCGGGCGCCTTCAAGGTCCGCGCCAAGGTCGCCATGCTGTCGACCACGATCGACGCGGCCTCGTTCACCAGCTTTCAGCAGTGCGGGCTCTACGTCTCCTACTCGACGACCAAGCGGATTTCCTGGCACCTGCTCTCGAACCTCTCCATCGAGATCGGCCGCTGGAACGGCGTGTCATTCGCCACGGCCAACGCCTACAGCGCAAACCTCACAAAGGAAGAGGTGGAGAAAGGCGTCTATCTCGAGATCGAGAGCGACGGCACCACACTCTTTTTCCGGGTCTCGCGCACCGGCCACAACGGCACCTTTTTCACGGCCGCCACCGAGAGCATCGCCAGCTTCCTCGGCACCGCGCCCGACAAGGTCGGCCTGATGGTCCACCCGTCGAGCGCGCTGCAGACGCGGCTCATGAGCGACTGGATCCGCAAGGTTGGCGCCAGCTACGACGTGCAGGACGGCAACGGGGTCTTGTCGCAAGACACCCTCATCCCCTACGTCGGCCGCAGCCTGTACCCGGTCCAGCCGAGCACACCGGACACCCTCGACGACGAGTTCCGCACGTCGCTCGACCTCACGACCAAGTGGACCTTGCGCGCCGGGGTGGCGGGCAATGCGACCATCACGCCGCACGGGCTACGCATCGATGGCGCCTTCATCATCACGCAGCCAATCTCGGGCTCGGCGTGGCAGATCACCGCACGCCTGCAGATCCAGGAGCTCATCGCGGACGAGGGAATGATCCTGATTTTCGGCCGCACCGCGGCCAACTTGTGCGCCTATTTCGGCGGCTACCACCGCGCCGGCAGCGGCAGCTACCCATACTTCTACTCAGCCACGATGGCCCTGAGCGGCGGCTGGATCGCCACCACGGCCGCCGCCTCAAACGCCAACCCCAGCTGGCTCAATCACTCAAAGCTCATGAATCACCGCGTGACCCTGGCCGGCGGCGTGCTCACCTACTTGATCGGCGAAGACTCAGCCCCGGAGTCGTATCGCCGACCGCACACCAGCAACACCCTCGCGATCGAGGCCCTGCTCGGCGGCCCGGTGGATGTCGTCGGGCTCTATCACCCGAGCACCACGCCGGCCATCGTGGAATTCTTCCGCCGCACAGCATGACCGAGGACGAGCGGCGGCGGCTTATCGCAGAGCATCTGCGATGGATCGCCGCCAACCCGGACCCGTGGCAGCGCTGCGGCAACGGCGGCCTCGAGGTAGACGGACGCTGGAAGGCTTACGCCCGCTCAGTCGACGCGGCCAGACCTCAGGCGCGCCAGCGCCCGCTCCCTGGCCTTGCGCTCGCGCCGGCCCTCGTAAGCGGCGACGACAAGCCAGGCGAAGACCAGCGCATCGGGCAGAAAGAACAGCCCGACGCCCCAGGCGAACGACCACCAGCCCGCCAGCGAACCGGCCAGCAGCAGCCCCGTCCACGCTTTCCAGAACATCATCAACAAAAGCATTATTCGGATTCCCTTCGACCAGCGCGGGGCGCGCTCGAGGTGGCGCTTGCCCGCAGATTTCTCACCACCCGCATCCGGGCCGCAATGACCCGGAGGTAGGACTCGGCCCCGGCGCGGTGCGCCGCCGGGACCATCGACTCGAGAAGACGGGGCCAGTCCCGCGGCACATGATACCGGTGCAGGAACAGGCCCCAGCCCAGCCCATCAATCGGGCGATGCGCCATACACGGCCCGAGGCTCGTGGATGCCCCGCGAGGCGAGCCACGCTCGCGCCTGCTCACGCTTCACCTCGAGGGCCTGCACTTCACCCGGGGCCACCACCGCGACCGACACCGGCAGCCGTGCGGCCTCGAGGCGCCGGTCCAGGGGCGGCCGATCCTCAGAATGGGATGTCATCGTTGAACCCTCCGTCGGCCTGGTCCGCGACCGCTCGCGGCTCGAGGTTATTCTGCCGGCCCGCCGTGGGCCAGCCGCTGGCGGCCGGCGGCACGCCCGTGTGCTCGCGGGGCTGGCCGCCGCCCTGGAGCGTAACCTCCCGCACGGTCAAGTGCAGCTTCGACCGCGGCTCGCCACTCTCCCGGTCTTTCCAGGCGTGGGTCGAGACCGGGCCGGCCACCGTGACCGCCGAGCCCTTCGTCAGGTACGGCGCCAGCCGCTCGCCGCGCTCGGCCCAAACGGCGCAGGCGATCCAGGTCGTGACCTTCTCGTCGTTGCGGCGCTCCTCGACGGCCAGGGAAAACTCCGCCACCGCGGTGCCGGCCGCCGTGTATTTCAGGACGGCATCGCCACCGAGACGGCCCGCGAAAATTGCGTGGTTCATGCTTCAACCCTCTTTGACGGTCCAGTAGTTGGTCGGCGCCCCGCGGAACTCTTCCGGGTCCACCTTCGCCTTTTTCAGCGCCGCCAGGATCGGCTTCGCTTTCCAGTTGATCGTCCCGGCCCGCGTCGAGCGGAAGACCTGGAAGCCGCCGCCGCGCACCTTCGCGCCCTGGCCCCGGACCTCGGCCAACTCGATCACCCGCGCCTTCGCGAGCTCGAGGGCGCCGGCGGTATTCTTTGCCACCTCCTGGGCGATCCGCAGGATGTCCACGGCGGTCTTCCACTCCTCATCCGCCTCATCGACCAGGACCTCATCACCCTCGCTCAACGGCGGCGGCGTGAGGGCCTGCAGGTGGCCGTGGAACTTCACCCAGGACGCCACCAGCTTTTCCTCGAGCTCACGGTAGCGGGGCGAATCCCGGAACAGGGTGTCGACCGTCTTCACCTGGTCGAGGTCGTGGGCGTAGACCGCGAGCATCACCTGGTCGATCGGCGCGCAGAGCAACGTGTGCACCATCTGCCAGAGGTAGGTGGCCGGCGCCTCCGACGCCGACCAGAGATCCGACTCCGAGCCCTTCGCCGGCCGTTTGATTTCCCAGGCCATCCCCTCGTGCACCGCGTCGAGCGAGGCGCCGAGCGGCACCCCCTCGAGGACGGTCTCCGCGCAGCGCGGCACGACAATCTCGCCGACGTTCCAGGCGATATGCGCCCGCGCCTTCTCCTCGTCACGGTTGCCGGCCCGCATGGCGTCCGTGACCACCACCTCTTTCTGGCCGGTCCGCAGCAGGTACAGCTGGAACGGGGTGCGAGGCCAGAACGCGCTGGCCTCCATCACCGCGGACGCCTGCGAGGCCGTGTAGCGCTCCTCGCGCCACGCGAACCACTCCGGGCTTTGCTGGTCGAGCTCGACCCACTTCATGACGCCAGCCCCTGGTCCTGCGAGCCCTGCTCATAACTGCGCTCGAGGTCGAGCTCTTCAGGCGTCTTGCCACCCGAAAACGGCTCGGTCATCGGCGGGCCGAGCGGCTGCACCTTCTGACCCTTCGCCGGCTTCGCCGCCTTCTCGGCCTTCGCGTTCGCCGCGATCTTCGCATCGAGCGCCGCGGTGGCCTTCGGCAGCTGCGAGGCCAGCAGGTCCTCCACCGTCGGCACGCCGAGGAACTTCGCGAACAGCACCGGATCAGCGCCGGCCTGCGTCATCTTCGCGTGCAGCTCGGCCGCCTGCACCACCGTGATCTTCTCGCCCTTCACCTTCACCCCGGGCTTCGGCGCGTTCGCGATCTGGTCGCCGGTCGCCGCACTGCCATCGTCGTCATCGTCCGCGGCCAGACCGAGCAATGCGCTGACCCCATAGCGCCGCGCATACGTCTCCGCCGACGCGAGCGCCTTCGGCCCATTGCCTTCGATCATCATCGGCGTGTCGTTCGAGAGGAATTGACCCGACGAGTGCAGCAACCAGGTGCGCAGCACCATCCCCTCGGGGATCACCACCACCGACTGCGTGAGGGCGAGCTCTTCCTCGCTCAACGCCGCACGCACCGACGCCAGGCACGACTCGAGGGGCGCGTATTGGAACGTGTAGGCGTTGCCGTCGCGGGGCTTGATCGTCACCGACTTCGACCGCACCAGCGGCAGGAACTTCCCCTGGGCCCGCGCCAGCGCTGCGGCCACCTTCGCGATGTCGGGAACCGAGACGCCACTGGCGTCTTCAATCGTGGAAAACAACATGGTCTAGATCCTCTGATCCGCCCGACGTTGGGCGTGGTCGCATCCTATCGTGAATGGCAACCTGGCCGCAATGACATCATCAAACCCCTATTTTTACAGGCTTTCCTGATGTCCTTTTCCAAATGGTGGACGGGGCGTAGACTGCCGGCCTACCATTACAAGTTGGATATTCCAGGAGAGTCTAGTGAAGTCTCAAACGTTCTACACCGAGGTCCAGGCCCGCGTGATCCATGCGGCCATCACTGCCTGCGGCGGGACGGTTCGGCTGGCGCGTCAGCTCGACTACGCGACCGCGGAGTCGGTTCGCCAATGGTATGCCGAGCGCAAATTCGTGCCCGCCGAAAAGGCGCGCCAGTTCCTGCTCATCGCCAGAGAGAACGGCAGCGACATCACGCTCGCCGACATCCGCCCGGACCTCTACGGCAACATCACGACCCGCGAGCTCGGCTACCGGCCACGGATGACGGAGAAGGCGACCGCATGAGTACGCTGATGCTCTCGGCCTGCTGGAAACTGCAGGGCCTGGGGCCGACCGAGAAGCTCGTCTTGATTTCGATGGCCGACCAGGCGAACGACGACGGCGTCTGCTGGCCCGGTGTTGGATCGATCGCTCGACGCACCTGCCTCTCGGAGCGGTCGGTCCAACGCGCCCTCACCTACCTCGAGGAGCGGAAATTCCTCTACAGAGTTCCGCGGCCAGGCACGTCGACGGTCTACCGTCTGACCCCACCCGAGGCAGGGGGTGACACAGTGACACCCCGTCAGTCTGTCACCCCAGGGGCGTCACACAGTCACCCCGGGGGTGACACACAGTCACCCAGGGGGTGCCACAGTGACACCCTAACCATCATAGAACCACCATTGAACCGTCAGAGAACCACTGCGGCGCCGAGCGCGCCGCCTTGGGTGCCTGCCGACACCTGGATCGACTTCGTGGCGATGCGAAAGAAAAAACGGGCACCACTCACGGCGAAGGCCATCGCCCTCATCTTCGCCC